ACGTAGCAGTCTTTGCCGGCTTCACCGCCACGGCCGCCGAGGGCGACAAGACCGCCAGCGTGAGCTACAGCGTCAACCTACTGCCGCCTGACGCCAAGAGCTTCACGTCGCTGGAGCAGACCACCGAGGCCCAGGCCGTTGAATGGGTCAAGGCCGGCTTGAACGCCCCCGGCAAGATCGGCGTGGCCGGCGTCGAAGAAGAACTGGCTGCCAAGCTGGCAGCGCAAGAACCCGTGGCGACTGCGGCAACCCTGCCGTGGGCACAGGAGTAAGCGATGAAGCGCCGATCTTTCTTCGCTGGCCTGCTTCCGTGGTGAGCTGACACATGGACAAAGAGCAAGAGCAACGCGCCAACGACCTATTGGCCGCAGTCTGCAAACAGCGCGAAGACGCCATGAACGCAGCCGCATATTGGCAAGCAGACGCAATGGCAGCAAAGCGCAAGGTAGACGAACTCACCGCAGAGCTTGCAGTAGCCAAGACGGAACTGGCTCGCGCGCAGACAGAATTGGCCGCCTCAAAGGCGGCAGCGCAAGAAAAGCCCTAATCACGCGCCGACCTCATGATCCTGCCCAACGACCCCGATCTGCCGGAAGAAATCCGGGAAGACGCACCCGAGGCAGTTGACCCCGGGCACGAGGCCGCCGAGCGCTACCGCTACCTCAAGAGCCTGGGCTCGGTCGTCGGCAAGAAGCGTGACGCCGCGGTCAAGGCCCGCAAGGAATCCGGCATCGAGGAAGTCTGGACGGCCTGCGAGGAAGCCTACGCCGGCATCGACGACTACAACCGGCAGTCCGGCGACGGCCAGCAGTGGAGGAAGCCCACCAGCATCGCCGGGCCCCTGACCAAGAACGTCAGCAAGCAGGACGACAGCCGCAGCACGGTGTTTGTGCGCCTGACTACCCGGTACGTGGACATGGGCGCGGCCAAGGTCAAGGAGAAGGCTCTCCCGATTGACGACAAGCCGTTCAGCTTGAAGCCGACGCCGGTGCCGGACCAGGTGATGGCGCAGGCGGCACCAAACCCGGCCACAGCCCAGCCGGCGCAGATGACGCCGGTAGCGCAGGCCAGCCAAGGCGCCGAAATCCGCACCGCCACGGACAAGGCTGCCGACCGCATCTACGACTGGTTGAGCGAGGCCAAGTACGGCACGCACATCCGCAGGGTGATCGACGACGGCGCCCGCCTGGGGGTCGGTGTTCTCAAAGGGCCATTCCCCGAGGAGCGCCGCTCCAAGGCCTTCACCATCAAGGACGGCGTGGGCGTGCTGGAGATGGTCAGCAAGACCGCGCCGGGCGTGACCTGCGTTGACCCCTGGAACTTCTTTCCGGCCGGCAACTGCGGCGAGGACATCCATTCCGGCGACCACTGTTTCGAGCGCAGCTTCTTGTCCGAGACAAAGCTGTCCGAACTCAAGGAACTGCGCGAGCCCGGCGGCGGCCCGATTTACCTGGCCGACCAGATCGACAAGGTTCTGGACGAAGGCCCGGACAAGTGCAACTACGACGAGTCCGGCAGCCGCCGGGAAGTGAATGGGCAGAAGAAAGACCTGTTCACGGTATGGCACTTCACCGGCCAGATGAGCCGCAAGGACATGATTGCTTTGGGTGCGGTGGGCGCCGAGGAACTGCCGGATTCCGTGGTGCGTTGCCATGCCATCGTGACGCTGGTCAACGACACCGTGATCCGCGCCCAGTTCAACCCGCTGGAGAAAAGCGGGAACTTGCCGTACCGCGTGTTCTGCTGGTCACGCCGCGCCGGGTTCTGGGCTGGTGTGGGCATCGCCGAGCAGATCAGCGTGCCGCAGCGCATGGTGAACGCCGGGACGCGTACCTGGCTGAACAACGCCGGGGTATCGGCTGGCGTGCAGCTGATCGTGGACGGCAGCAAGATCGCGCCGTCCGACAACTCGCTGGTAATCGGCGGCGGCATCAAGCTCTGGGTGACGACACCAGAAGGTGCGGGCGCCGACATGCGGCAGGTCATGACGGCCATCGCCATCCCGAACTTGGGCGAACAGCTCAAGGTGATCATCGACTACGCCTTCCGTCTGGCCGAGGAGATGAGCAACATCCCGCTGGTCAGTCAAGGCCAGACCGGCCCCCAGGACCCGCAGACCTTTGGCCAAGCGGAACTGCAGAACAACAACGCCAACACCCTGCTGCGCCAGATCGGCGACTGGCTGGACGGCAGCGTGATCGAGCCACTGGTGGACGACTTCTACGAGTGGCTGCTGTTGGACCCCGACGTGCCGAACGACGAGAAGGGCGACTTCAAGGTGGTGGCCAAGGGCTGCAGCGCGATGGTGGAGAAGGCCATCCAGGAACAGACGCTGATGATGATCGGCCCGATGACGCTGAACCCGGCATTCGGCCTGAGCCCGGCGCTGTGGGCCGAGGAGATGGTGAAGTCCAAGCGCCTGCAGCCGGAACGCTTGCAGATGACGGACGAGGAAAAGCAGAAGATGGCCAGCCAGCCGCCACCGAAGGCCCCGCAAGTTGAGGCCGCCGAAATTCGCGCCCAGACCGACCTGCACAAGCAGGAGATGGCGAACCAGTCCCGCGAGCGCATCGCCGCCATGGACACCGACCGCGACACCGCCTACAACGACTCACTGGCGCGGCGCGACGAAATCCAGTTGCAGGGCCAGCGAGAGGAAATGCAACTGCGCGAGCGCCTGGCGATGCTGGAGTACGCCAACAAGAACAGCCTGAAGCTGGAAGAAGTCAAGGCCCGGCTGGCGGAAACCGTGATGAAGCTGAACACGCAGGTGGAGCTATCGCGCGACGCCATGGCGGTGAGCCTGCACAAAGACAACAAGCGTGCCGCCGGCCCGACCATCACGCCACCCACGGAACCCGCCGGACGCGCGGAAGCCGGTGAGGCGTTTCAGGCATGACGATCAAGGTTCAGTTCCAACTGACTGACGCCGAGAAAGCAAGCCCGATGTGGGCGCGCCTGAAGCAGCGTTACAACGACCGCATCGAGGCCCTGCACCTCGAGCTTGAACAAGACATTCCAGAGACCAAAACAGCATTGATTCGCGGGCAGATCAAAGCCCTGCGCGAACAACTGGCCCTGGACAAAGAATTGCCGCCCGGCCACCCGGCCGCACGGTAACCGCCGCAGCCCACGCTCACGAGCGCCGGCTGCACATCTGGTGCTGATCTTTCCCGGTCAGCGTTTCCCATGGAGCTACGTAATGAGTGGAGCAACTGAGCAGCCGGGCACCCCGGCAGCAGACGAGGAAGTACAGGCTGGCGCGACCAATGCGTTCCAAGCCGGTTTTGACAGCGACGATGACGAAGCGCCCACGGAAACGCCGGCGCCCGCACCGTCACCAGCAGAACCAGCCCCGACGCCCGCGCCCAGCCCGGAGCCGAAGTACGTCCAGATCACCGAAGACGATTGGAACAGCATCCGCACCCGCGCCGCCAAGGTTGACGAGATCGAGGCGACTTGGAGCAAGAAGCTGGACACCGCTTTCGGCAAGGTGGGCGGCATCGAGCGCAAGCTGGCCGAACTGCAGACTGCGACGCCGCAAGGCGAAGCTCTGCAACTGGACGAAGCCGACTTCGCCGACCTGAAGGACCAGTACCCGGAAATCGGGGAGCTGACCCTGAAGGCGATGAACAAGGCGATTTCCAGAATCAAGGGCACCGCTGGCGTGGATTCCGAGGCGCTGAACAAGCAACTCGAATCCAAACTGAGCGAGGCCACAGCGGCTATTCGCCGGGAACTGGAAGAAGAACGGCTGGAAGACGTACTCCCGAACTGGAAGCAAGAGGTCAACACGCCCGCGTTTGACGCCTGGATCACGGCCCAAAAAGGCTGGGACACCCGGCTGAAAGACCCGGGGTTTGTGCGGGCCAACCTTGCCGATCCGCAGTCCCCGTTGAGCAAGTGGGTGGCGGCAAACCCGGACGAGCCGGTGAGCCTGTACCTGTCCACGAAGACCAGCGGAGCCGCCCGAATGCTCAGGGCTTACGACGCATCGAGGAAATCTGCGTCCGCACCCCCACCCACTCAACCTCCCGCGCCTCCCCAGGCGCAATTGACGGTCAGGCAGCGCCAGCTTGCAGCCGCAGTGCCCCCGAGAAGTGACAGCGCATCGCCGCGGTCATCGACCGGGAAGAGCGCCTTCCAAGAAGGTTTCGAGGAAGACGACTAGAAGCCCACACAACCCCTGCACCACAGGCCCGCCATTCGCGGGCCTTTTTGTTGGTGCCCACGACTTGAAGGAGTCACGAAATGACAGTTCAAACCTACGCGCTTCAGCAAGCGCGAATCGGCAAGTTCAAAGGCAAGATCCTCAAGCGGGCCATCCCGCGCGAAATCTTCGCCCGCGGCGGCCGCCAAGAGCAATTGCCCCGCAACAACAGCGACACCTACGTGGCCCGCCGCTGGCTGCCGTACGGGGCAACGTCCACCGATGCCAACAGCATCAACCGCTTTGTCCAGGCCGGCGCGGGTGACCGCACCGCTGCCGTCGTGCAGGCGCATCTGACCTCGGAAGGCGTCACGCCGAACCCGGACAGCATCACGCCGCAGGACATCACCGTGGTGATGCAGCAGTACAGCTGCCTGTACGGCTTCACCGACAAGACGTACAAGTTCTACGAGGACAACATCCCGTCGGAGATGGCCAAGCAGGTGGCCGACCGCATGGTCCTGGTGAACGAGTACATCATCTACGGCGCGCTGCGCGGCTCGACCAACCAGTTCTATGGCGGCACCGGCACCAGCCGGTCCACCGTGAACGGCGCCATGACGCTGCCCCTGCTGCGCCGCGTCGCCACCGGCCTGGTGGGCAACCACGCGATGCCGGTCACCAAGATGCTGAAGCCCACGGCGATGTACGGCACCACTGCCGTGTTCGACGCCTTCAACGTCTACGTGCCGTACCAGCTGGAAGGCGACTGCCGCGACCTGCCGAACTTCACCCCGGTGGAGCAGTACAGCGACCCCAGCCAGGCCCAGCCCAACGAAATCGGCAAGTGCGAGCGCTTCCGCTTCATCATCCACCCGGACATCGTGGCCATCCAGGACAGCGGCGCCAGCGTTGCTTCCACCGGCGGCCAGTTCACCTCGACCTCGGGCACGAGCATCGACGTGTTCCAGCCGATCGTGGTGGCCGAAGACGCCTTCTCGCAGATCAGCCTGCGCGGCGAAGACTCGACCAAGCCGGTGCTGATGCTGCCCGAGGAAACCAGCAAGGCCGACCCGCTGGGCCAGCGCGGCTACTCCGGCGCCAGCTGGTGGAAGGCGGTGATGGTGGAGAACCCCGGCTGGATGGCTGTGCTGAACGTCGCCATGCGTGTGCAGCAGTAAGGAGCCGCGATGCTGAACACCATCCAACAGCAACTGATCGGTCTGGACAGCCCGGCTGACAGGCGCGCGCTCGGTCCGGTGCTTCGCGCACTGGCCGACCGGCTCTCCAGCCAACTGGTGTCCACCGGCGATCTGGTGATCAAGGCGGGTGGCAGCGCGATCGTCAAGGCGGAACCCGCCTTGTACGCGCTTGCCAACGGCATCTTGGTGACCAAGGCGGCCAACACCGATATGGCGGCCCTCGTGGGCACCGTGACCAACGCCAAGTTCAACCTCTACGCCTTCTACATCGACTCGGCGGGCACGCTGACCTCGGTGATGGGGACGGAGGGCACGACCTTGGCGCAGGTCAGGTTCCCGCAGACGCCCCAAGGCAAGGCGCTGATCGGCTGCGTGCTGATCAACCCGACCGGCACCGGCAACTTTGTCGGCGGCACCACGCCGCTGGACGACGCCACCGTCGTTCCGAACGCTGTCTACATCAACACCCTGGGCGCGGTCGATCCGACCGTCCTGCTGGGCATCTGAAACCGTCCAACCAGGAGAAAAATCCATGGACCAACTGACTCAAACCCCGCTGACGATGGCGACGACCGTAGCCGGTCTTGCCGCGGGAACCACCACCACGTTCACCACCGCGAACACGACGCTGTACAGCATCCGCGGCAAGGCCTATTCCAAGGCCGCGGTGACCAACAGCGCCACGCCCACCACGGATGCCACGACCGGCGCTGCCTTTGTGGCGCAAGCCATCGGCACCGGCTGTCTGTACGTGTTCGGCTGGGACTCCAGCGGCGCCGTCAAGGTGTCGCAGGGCTCGCAGGTGACGCTGGACCCGACCGGCGCGTTCCTGACGCTGCCGCAGTTCCCGGCGATTCCCGACACGGTTTGCCCGTTCGGCTATCTGCTGGTGCGCCTGGCGCCCTCGACCGCCACGACTCCCGCAGTCGCCACCTGGACGTTCGGCACGAACAACCAGGCCAGCGTCACCGGTGTGACCTACGCCCGTCAGGACGTGTTCACGCTGCCTGACCGTCCGCAAGCCTCGTAAGGGGCAACTTGGTGGCTTCCGCCTTCGGGCGGGGGCCACTGTTTCTTTGACCAACCCAGGAGAACAGCATGCCCCGTGGTATCCCGAACCAAGCCAAAAACACCCCGGTGATGGCGCCGTCGCCCGAGATCGACACGCGCGCCATTCCCATCCCGCAGAAGTCGCCGATCGACATCGGCCACGCGCTGGAAAACGCGCCTGCCGGTATCGAAATCGTGGACCGCCTGCCGGCCGCCGACTACGCCGACGAGCTGAAATTCAACGAAGACCCGGTGACCGTGGTGATCAACCCCAGCACCGACCCCAAGGCCGCCAAGGTGGTGTTCTGCGCCATCGACAACAAGGGCGCCGAAGTCTGGGACGAGAAGGGCAAACGCTGGGTGCAGTTCAAGTGGGTGCCGGTCAACCGCGTGCTGACCATCAAGCGCAAGTACCTTGAAGTGCTGGCCCGCAGCCGCGTGGACACGTTTGCCACCCGCGAGGTCACGCCGACCCCCATGGCCAACCAGGACGGTTTCGTGCTGGAAGCCAACACCGTGCAGGTGGCCCCCTTCACCGTCCGCCATGACCCGGCCGGCGAGCGCGGCCACAACTGGCTGACCCGCGTTCTGAGCGAGTTCTGACATGAAAACTCACGGCCTTTCCTCTACGCGCACTTTCCGTCTTTGGTCGGGCATGAAACAAAGGTGCACTAACCCGAACGTGCGGGCCTACCGCTACTACGGTGGGAGAGGTATTTCCTTCTGCAAGGAATGGGCGTCGTTCGAGAATTTTCTTGCAGACATGGGTGAAGCGCCGGACGGGTTCTCACTAGAGCGAGACGATGTCAATGGGAACTACTGCGCGGCTAACTGCCGCTGGATTCCCATTTCAAAGCAGGCCTCCAACAAGCGCACGAACACGCGCTTCGCGTTTGATGGAAAGGCATTGCTCGCGCGAGAGATCTCCGAGCGCACGAACCTCAAGGTGCGCACCGTGCGCTACCGCATGAAGGCTGGAGTCCCAATAGAAAAGCCGGTAGGACGAGACATTTTCCTCGCCAAGGATGGTTTGGAAATGAATCTTCAAAGTTGGGCCGCTCACCTTGGGATTGCCAAGTCCACGCTGACCATGCGGATGCAGAAGGGTTGGCCACTGGAGAGGGTTCTTTCCAATGGCTAACTACATTCAGCTTTGCCAACGTCTTCGGCAGGAATGCCGGGTAGCCGGCAACGGGCCGGCGTCGCTCACGAATCAGACGATGGAGTACCAGCGCCTGATCACCTGGACGAACGAAGCCTGGATGGAGATTCAGCGCGCGAACCCGACGTGGCGCTTCCTGCGCGCGAGCTGCAGCTGCCCGACCGTGCAGGGCCGGTTCAGCTACTCGGCCACCGACTTCAACCTGACGGACTTCGGAAGTTGGGCGCTGGACTACGAAAACGGCGACACGTTCCGCAACTACGCCAACCCCGCGGTGACCATCAGCATCGCCAGCCCGGGTGTGATTACCCTGGCCGGGCACAACCTGACCACAAGCGATACCGTGGTGTTCGGCACCACCGGCGCGCTGCCGACCGGGCTGACCGCAGGGACGCGGTACTACGTGGTGAGCCCGACGACGGACGGGTTCTCCGTGGCCACCACGGCCAACGGGACCGCCATCAACACCAGCGGGACGCAGAGCGGCACCCACACGGTATCGAGCAGCAACACCACCAACTTTGTCGGCCTGCTGTCGGAAACCGATATGTGGCCGATGGACTACGACCAGTGGCGCAACGCGTACCAGTTCGGCGCGACCCGAACCACCTATTCCCGCCCGGTGACGGTTGCCGTGGCGCCGAATGATTCACTGGTGACCGGGCCGACGGCCGCCGCCGGGTACACGTTGATTGGCGACTACTTCAAGAAGCCGACCAACATGACCGCAGCCACCGACACGCCCAGTATGCCGGAGCAGTTCCACATGCTGATCGTCTACAAGGCCATGGAGTACTACGCCATGAGCGAGGCGGCGCCTGAGATTCTGGCGCGTGCCGAGAAGGGCTGGGCCCAGATGTACCGGGCGCTGATGCAGCACCAAGGTATGCGCCTGAGCCTCGGGGGAGCGCTGGCGTGAAGATGCCACCGACCTTGACCACCTACTACCCGATGGCCGGCGGGCTGGACCTGGTGACGCCCTCCCTACAGAAGTCGCCGGGCCGGTGCATTGACGCCCTGAACTATGAGCCCACGACGGTGGGCGGCTACCGGCGCATCAACGGCTACGAGCGGTTCGACGGCCGACCGTCGCCGACGGCGGCGAGCTACTGGGTGATCGGCATCACGCTGACCGGCAGCATCGCCAATGGCGCAACTGTGACCGGGGCCACCAGCGGGGCGACCGGGCGCGCGCTGGGCCTCTACGACAGCAATACCACGCTGGTGCTGGGCCGGGTGTCCGGCACCTTTGTGAGTGGAGAGGCGCTGCAGGTGACAGCGGTGACCCAAGCCACCGCCACCAGTGCCGCCATGCTCAACGGCGCCACGCTGCCCAGCGACCACGCCGACTACAAGTTTCTGGCGGCCAACGACCGCCGGGCCGACATCGCCGCCCCTACTGGATCCGGTGCACCGCGCGGCGGGTTCATCTTCAACGATGTCGTCTACGTGTTCCGCGACAACGCCGGGGGAACTGCGGGCAACCTGTGGAAGTCGTCGGCTGGTGGCTGGGTGCAGGTGACGTTTGGGCGGGAGCTGCAGTTCACCGGCGCCGTGGGTGAAATCACTGCCGGCCAGACCGTGACCGGGCTGACATCTGGCGCCACCGCCGTTGTTGTGCGCGCCATGCTGCGCACCGGGACGTGGACGGTTTCGGGTGTCGGGACGCTGATTTTTGCCAGCGTGACCGGCACGTTCCAGAACGGCGAGAACGTCCAGGTCGGCGGAGTGACCAAGGTGGTGGCCAACGGCGCCGATACCGCCATCACGCGCGCACCAGGGGGTCGAGTGGAAACCGTGACGGCCAACTACACCGGCAGCGCATCGACCCGGCGGGTGTACGGCTGCGACGGCGTGAACCTGGCCTTTGAGTTCGACGGCACCACTTACGTGCCGATTCGCACAGGTGCGACCACCGACACGCCGACCCATATTGCCGACCACCGCGGGCGCCTGTTTCTGTCCCTCGGGGCCAGCCTGCAGTACAGCGGCATCTACGCCCCGTATTCCTGGACCCTGCTGACCGGGGCCAACGAGATCGCCATGGGCGACAGCATCACCGGCATGCTGCCGCAGACCGGCAACAACGCCGGGGCCTCGCTGGCGGTGTTCACCACAGGCAAGACCAGCATTCTGTACGGCTCGGGCTCCGCAGACTTCAACCTGGTGCCATCGGTGTACGAGCTGGGCTATGCCGCCTACACCATCCAGCCGGTGTCGAACAACACCTACGGCCTGACGGCGCGCGGCATGCAGTCGCTGATCACCACGCTGAACTACGGCGACTTCAACTTCGCCGCGCTGTCGTTCTTCATCCAGCCACTGCTTGAGCGCAAGGTGGGGCTCCAGACGGCATCGGTATCCCTGCAGACCAAGAACCAGTACCGCCTGTTCTTCAGCGACAACACCGGCATCGTGATCGGCCTGACCGGGGAGAAGATCGCCGGCATCATGCCGCTGGACTACGGCATGCCGGTGCGGACGATGTGGAACGGAAAACTGTCCACCGGCGGTGAAGTCACGTACTTCACCAGCGACGACGGCTACGTCTACCAGGACAACACCGGCACCAGCTTTGACGGCGACGCGATTCAAGCCCGGCTCCGCCCGGTCTTCAACAACCTGAAAAGCCCGCGCCTGCGCAAACAGTACCTGTCCGCCGTGTTCGAGGTGGAGTGCGAAGGGTACGCCGAGGTCAACGCGACCTATGACCTGGGCTACGCCAGCGGCAACACCGAACAGGCCGCGCCGCAGCAGGACCAGATTCTGACCGGGGCCGGCGGGTATTGGGACAGCTCGGACTTCACTTGGGACGAGTTCACCTGGGACTCGCCCGTGGTGTCGGACGCCCGCATCTCCATCGACGGCACCGACGTGAACATCGGGTTCCTGTTCTACAGCAACCGGGCACAAGACAACCCCCACACGGTTCAAGGGGTCAACCTTCTTTACATCCCCCGGCGCTTGGTGCGGTCGGGCTCATGAGGACCACTGAATGACCAATCCCTTCTACACCGCCACCGGGGCGCCGGTTCAGGAATCGCGGGGCACGTCACCTGCAGTTCGCAACGAGTTCTCGCTTCTGCAAACCGCTATGGACGGCGTGTTTGCCGCCATCGACATCGGCGCAGCCAGCGGAACCAGCACGACATCGCTGCTTGTCGGCACTGGCTCCAAGTCGTTCACGATTCAGGCCGGCCGGGCGTTTTCTCCGGGGCAATCCGTGGTGCTGGCGTACAACGTGACGCCCACCACCCAGATGACGGGGACGATCACCAGCTACAACAGCACGACCGGCGCTGTGGTGATGAACGTCACCGGGACCAACGGGTCCGGCACCTACGCCGACTGGACCCTGAGCCTGAACCCAAGTGATGGTGCGACGCTGGGCGCCAACGTGTTCACCGGCGTTCAGGACTGGGCAACCGGGGCAAGCATCGCCAGCGCCGCCACCATCAACCTGAACACCGCCACCGGCAACCGGGTGCACATCACCGGCACCACAACGATCACCGCGGTGACGCTGACGCGCGGCCCGCGCACGCTGATCTTTGACGGCGCATTGACCCTGACGCACAACGCCACGACCAACAACCTGCCGGGAGGTGCCAACATCATCACGGCGGCCGGCGACCGTGCCGTCTACGAAAGCGACGGGACCACGGTGTATTGCATCGCCTACATCCCGGCGAGCAATGACCACAGCGTCACGGTGACCACCGGCAACGGGCACGGCAGCACGAACAACAAGATTCGCCGCTTTACGACCACCCAGAGCAGCACGGGAACGGCAATCACCTACGCTGACAGCGCGGCCAACGGTGCGAGCTTCACCATCAACCAGGCCGGAATGTACGAGATTTACTACTGCGACGACTATTCGGTTGGCGGCTCAACGCACGGAATTTCTGTCAACAGCGCGCAACTCACAACCTCGATAACGAGCATCACTGCGGCCAATCGGCTTGGATATGCCTTGAGCACGGCCGGCGGCAACCCTGCACCTGTCACTCGTGTTGTCCGATTGGCCGCAGGAGACGTGATACGCCCGCACACAGACGGAACGCCGGACACGACAAGCGTATTGACCAACGTGTTCAGCATCCGCAGGATTGGCCCGGCATGAGCACCCTGCTGGTCAACGCCCCCAACGGCGCCCAGGAGCTGGTCGTCATCGGCCCGGGCGGCTCGTACTTCGACCCCTCCCGCGTGCTGTGGGACGAGCGCACCGACGGACCACTTCCTGACATCACGCTGGGCGGCATGGTCCGCGAAGGCAATGCGCTGGTGTTCAGCCAGACCCGCAAGGACCAGCACGACGCTGCGCTGGTGGTGGTGCCGCGCGAAGTCACCATGCGCCAAGCCCGCCAAGCCTTGATTCTGGCCGGGCTGGACGAGGCCGTCGAATCGGCGATCGACGCCATCCCCGGAGTCGCAGGAAAGCTGGCGCGCGCCGAGTGGGAGCGCTCGCAGACCGTGCAGCGCACACGCCCGTTGGTGCTCCAGATGGGCGCAGCCCTGGGCTTGACCAGCGCTCAACTGGACCAGCTTTTCATCACGGCGAGCCAGCTATGAGCAAGAACGCCTACAGCTTCTGGCCGCAGTTCTGGATTGCGGTCGATCAGCTGCTGAACGTGTTTCCGTGCTTCGGATACGCCGACGAGACACTGAGCGCCCGCGCTTTCCGCGCCTGGCGCAAGAACCGGATCATGGGCCGACTGCTGATGCCGGTGATTGACGCCCTGTTTTTCTGGCAGGAACAGGACGACGAGGTGAACGCCACCGCTGGCCGCGCGATTGCGGGCCACTGTGAGCGCGCCTTTTGGAAAGAGAAGCTGCGGCGCAGCCTGCCGCCCGAATACCGCGAACTGGAAAAGGAATGACTGTGACCGACCCGATCTACAAAAAGCGCCTGACATTCGACCCGACGATCAACGCCGGGCACATCCTGACGTTCATCAGCATGGTGGTGGCTGTGCTGGTCAGCTACTCGCTACTGGACAAACGGGTGGGGGTGCTGGAAGAACGCAGCAACGCCGCCATCATCCAGTCCGCCGACAAGCAGGCCGAGCAAAAAGAATCCCTGCGCGAGATCAAGTCCGACATCAAGGACTTGCAGCGCAGCGTGAACGAGATCAGCCGCGCCGTGGCCGGGAAACGTCCGTAGGAGGTTCACCATGAAACTCACCGCCCTGATTCTGTCCAGCGCCTTGAGCGCAGCGCCCCCGGTGCTGGAGCCGGCTGCCATGCACCTTGAAGCCGGCCAAGCCGTGAAGTGCCTGGCGCCGGGTGGGTGTGTGGTGTTCAACATGCCCGGGCTTGAACAGGCTTTGGACGAGGCGCACCAAGCCGGGATGCGGGAGAAGTGCGGGAGGGCGCTGTGATGAAAACATCCCCCAAGGGCATCACCCTGATCTGCGAGTTCGAGGGCTTCCGCAGCAAGGCCTATCAGGACGTGGTGGGCGTGTGGACCATCGGCTACGGGTTCACCAAAGGCGTGCAGCCCGGCGACACGATCACCAAGGAGCAGGCTAAACGCCGGCTGGCTCGCGAACTGGCGGAGTACGAAGCCAGCGTACTGGAGGCGTGCACCAACGAGCCGAATCAAAACGAGTTTGACGCGCTGGTGTGCTTCGCCTTCAACGTGGGCGTGGGTGGCCTGAAAAAATCCAGCGTCATCAAGGCGCATAACCGCGGCGACCATCAAGCGGCGGCGCGAGCATTCGCCCTGTGGAACAAAGCCGGCGGCAAAGCGTGGCCCGGCCTGACCCGAAGACGCGCCGCAGAGGCCGCGCTGTACCTCACGCCGATGCCTGACGACGTGAGCGACCCAGCGGAAGGCCCGGCGCTGGATATGCCGCAGGCTGTGGACTCGGAACGCCCGATGACAGCCAGCACGATTAACCGAGCCAGTGTCGTTGCAGGCGGAACTGCTGCCGTTGCGACTGTTGCCGAAACGGCGCGAACCGTGGCCGATGTGAAGACCAGCGCGGAAAACCTCGGCGCATGGCTGGTGCCCGCTCTGCTTGTCGCTGTAGTTGCGCTGTGCGGCTACATCGTGTGGGAGCGCGTGAAACAGCGCGCCGGAGGTTGGGCCTGATGCCGTTCCTCAAGCTGTTCGGCATCGTGCCCGGCTGGGTGTGGGCTGCCCTGCTGGGCGCTGCCCTGCTGACCAACTGCAACACCCTTCGCCAGCGCGACGCCGCCAGGCTGGAGGTGGCCGACCTGAAACTGGCCATCCAGAAGCAGAAGACCGAGGCCGCGAACAAGCTGGCCACCGAAACAGGCAAGGTGCTGAAACTCGAGCGAGAACTTGGCGCCGCACGCGCCCAACAGGAGAAAGCCGATGCTGACAACGCAAAAACCATCCAGAACCTGCGGGCGGATCTGCGCCGCAATTCTCGTGCTGCTGGCGGTGCAGGGCTGCGCGACCCGTGGAGCGCCCGATGTGGGGGCGGTGGTGGTGGCCCCGCGGCCCCAACTGCCCCCGCTGCCAACAGTGGTGGAGCAGACCCCGCCGAAGCCGGCCGGGTTCTTTCTGAACGCTTTGAGGGAATGCTGCTCGATTGGGCTGAATCCGCCGACACCATCAACGCCGCCTACATCGCCTGCCGCGCCGACGCGGTGAACCTGCGCGCGACACTCAAGCTGACCGAATAGCCGACCAAGGAATCCACCATGCCCATTACCAGCTCTACTACCGGCCAGACGTTCAGCGACCAGGAAGTCGCCGACTGGATGAAGGCCTATTCTCCGACCGACGCACAAAACGGTGCACTGGCTCAGCGCGCCGCCGAACTGGGCCTGAACAAAGACCAGATCACCACCGCCCTGAGCATTGGCCGCAACGGCAATCAGGATCCTGCAAATGTGGATTCTTGGGTGAACAACACCCCGCAAAACGGCTACCAGTGGAACGACGAGGGCATCATCGTCCGCGCCCGGACCACGCCAGCACCGCGCCCGCCGACCAATGGAAACACCATGACGGCACCCCAACTGGGCACGCCGACGCGCTGGGACGTGACCCCAGAACAGACGGTGGAGGGCCGGGTGGCATCCATCATGCGCGACCGCAACAACCCGCTGATGGTGCAAGCCCGCACCGGGGCACTGGAAAGCATGAACGCCCGCGGGCTGGCGAACTCATCGCTGGCGGTTTCTGCTGGCGAGACGGCCGCCTACCAGGCCGCGGTGCCCATTGCCCAGGCCGACGCCTCGACATTCGCCAAAGCGGCGGGGTACAACGCCGACCAGTCGAACCAGTTTGCCGTGAAGAACGCCGACCTGCAAAGCCTTGCCGGGCAGGCCAACCTGCAGTCCAACACCCAACTGAGCACGGCGCAACTGAACGCCGACACGCATCGCTACCTGGCCGGGCTGGACAACGCCAGCCGCGAGCGGGTGACGCAGCTGCAATCCAGCAACAGCACGCTGCTGAACTCGAACCAGCAAGCCGCCCAAGCCTTCAATCAGGCCGTGGTGACGGTGGGCAACATCAACATGAGCACGACGATGGACGCCGACACCAAGACCCGCGCCGTGGCCGGGGTGTGGCGCGACGTGCAGAACCAGCTGCGCGTGCTGGGCTCCGTGGCCGGGCTGGACCTGACCCGTCAACTGTCGTTCGCCGGCTACCCGGGTTTCGACAACCAGGGCAACTGGGTGGGGTTTGAAGACGGGCCCGGCGCCTACACGCGCGGCACCGCCCCGGCGCCCGCGCCAACCCCGGCGCCCACGCCGGCACCGAACAACACGGGGAACGCGGTTTGATCACCTTCCAGAAAGAACTGCTGGCCGACGTGGTGGCGGAAGTCCAGCCGCTGCTGGAGCAGCACTACCAGGAACTGTGCCTGCACAAGGACAAGATCCGTCTGAACCCGCGCTGGGACCAGTACGCGGCCCTTGAACTGATGGGCGCTTTCATGGTGCTGACCGCGCGCGACGACGGCAAGCTGGCCGGGTACGCGGCGTTCTTCCTGAACACGAACATGCACTACGCCGACCTGTCGATGGCGGTCAACGATGTGCTGTTTCTGGCACCTGAGTACCGCAACCGGCCCCGAGTGGGGATGCGCCTGATTGAGTATTCCGAGCGGGAAGCCCGGGCGGCCGGTGCCCGCAAGATCATTTTTCACGCCAAGCTGAACACCCCGATCGTGACCCTGCTGAACGGCAAGGGCTACGTGACCGAGGAACTGATGCTCGGCAAGTTTCTTCAAGGAGATTGACATGGCGTTTACTTCACTCGCCGCCCTTGCAGGCGGAACAGCCGCAACCACGGCCCTTGTGCTGGGCGCGGTGGCCGAAGTCGGCATCGCCATGAGCGTTGTCGGCGCCGTCACGGGCAGCAAAGACCTTCTCAAGATCGGCTCCGTCATGGGGTTGGTGGGCGGGGTGGGCGGCATGCTGGCCGGCTCCGGTGCCGCCACGGGTGCAACCGCCCTGGGCGAAGCCGGGACGGAAGCTGCGCTGGCCTCTGCCAGCGGGGAGGCGGCCAGCGCGTTCGGTGGGAGCGCGGCCGTGGACGCCACCACGGAAAGCCTGCTGGCCGGGCTTGAAAGCGCTGCCCCGCAGGCGGTGACGCAGACCAGCGGGCTGCAAGCCACCAGCATCTCGCAGCCAGGCGGACCCATCATTCAGTCCAACGTGGCGCCGGAAGTCGGTGCGCAGATGCAGGCAGGCGTGCCGGATGCCGGCGGCTTGCAAGGCCCGGCCGGCGTGCAAGGCCCGGCCGATGTCGGCATTCAGGCCCCGGCAGACGTGGCGACGCCCTTCAACGAAACGAACCCGACCGACATGCGGCTGGCGGCTGGCACACAAACCGGCCCGATCGGTACGGTGGCACCGCAGTCCGCTGACTCGTTCTGGTCGTCGTTCAGCACCTTCGCCAAGAACAACCAGAAGCTGCTTTCCGGCGGCATGCAGGTGGTGGGCGGCGCCCTGAACGGCATGAACCAGCGCAGCATGTTCGACGAGCGCATGAACCTGGAGCGCCAGCGCACGGCGCAGACCGGCTACGGCAACACCACCAGCAACTTTGCCCCCCGCAGCATCATCGCAGGAGCCCGCGCATGAACCCCATCCTCGAAAAAACCAAGGCCGAAACACTCAAGCGGGCCGACCCCCGGCTGGTGCCGGTGATTGAAAAAACCGTGGAGGCCGGCAAGAAGATCATGTACTCACCCGAGACGCGCGAGTTCACGCTGCAGGCCATGGCCAGCCCGGACCCAGAGGCCATCGGCGCCGCGGTGGCCAAGCTGGCGGCACTGCTGTTCAACCAGAGCCAGAACAAGCTGCCCCCGGAGGTGCTGATTCCGGCCTGCACCATCCTGCTGTGCGAGGGCCTGCAGTTCATGGAAGACGGCGGCGGCGCACGGGTTGACGCCAACCTGCTGGCGGCCTGCACCAAGGCCATGGGCTCTGCCGTGCTGCAGATGTTCGGCGTCACGCCCGACCGGATTCAGGGAATGATGGGCAAGGGCGGCCAGCCAGCGCCCAGCCCAGTGATTCAAGGCGCGCAAGGAGGTCAGGCATGAGCATTATTCTGGGCGCCCTGGGTGGCGCAGGCGAACAGCTTGCCAATGTCGGGCAGGCGATGTTCAAGGACTCGCTGGACGCCGACCGCGAAAAGCGCACCACCGCGCTGGCGCGGGAGACGCACGCCATCAATTCCGGGGTGGACCTGCAGCGCCAGCAGACGCTGGAGGCCTACAAGGAGACGCTGAAAAACGCGCCACTGGACCGCCTGGGCCAGCGTGCAAAAGCACTGGCCGGCGAGGAAGTGTCGGTGGAATCCGCGCCGGTGGCGCAGTTGTCCGGCAACATCCCGCTGGCCGACGGCGAGATGGGGCCGAAGGGCAAGGGATTCACCGGCGCCGTGGCCGATGCGCGCCGCGACGTGATGGCCTTGCCAGACGGCCCCGACAAGACGGCGGCGATGAAGCAACTGGACGCCCAAGTCGCCAGCGACCAGAAGGCTGCCGACAGCATTATTGTGGGCGCGCGCAGGAAGCGCACCGGAGACGAAGCCGTGCAAGCCGCCCTTGACGAAGCCCGCAAGAACGGCGACCTGCCGGCGGTGGCGGCCTACGAGCGCGAACTGGGCAAGCCCGCACGCGACGAGCGCCGGATTGACGTGGCATCCGCAGAAGCGGAGCGCAAGGCCTTGGCTGACGCCAACCGTTTGGCTGTGGACCTGAAGCGCCTGGACTTGCAGGCCGGCACCCTGGACGCCCAGAACCGCAGGATCGACGCTTGGATTGAGAACGAAGCTGCCAAGCGAGAGAACGACGGCAAGCGCGACAACAATAGCCCTGAGCGTTTGTACTCCGTTGTCAACGCGATGAACACAACCATCCGAGACCTGAACGCCAACAAGCCGGGCGCAAGCAAGCCCGAAAACGAGCGAGCGGAATGGACCCGCCAGTACAAAACCGCTTTGCGGGTGCGTGATCGCGCATCGGCACTGCTGGACCAAAACCTGAGCGCGCGAGGCGCCCCGGATGCCTCGACCCCGGGCCCCGCAGCCGCTGGGGCACCCACCCCCGACAAGGCCCAGGCTGCACTGCCGATGCCTAAGGAAAAGTCCGCCCTGCAGGCGGGCAAGGTGTACCAGACATCACGCGGCCCGGCCAAATGGAACGGCACCGCATTCGAGGCCCAATAAATGGCAAAAGAGACGTTCAGCTTCGAGGAGGCGGTAGCGCCGGCCAAGGTGTTTTCCTTTGAGGAAGCACTGGGCGAACCCGCGGCGACCAATGCCCCAGCCACCGAGCCGGAAGTGGTCACGTCCGCCCGCCCGTGGCAAGGTGCCGGGGCAGGGCGCGGCGGGCTGAACGACCCGAGGCGGCTGGACGTTGAGCGCGCGCCCGAGAGTTTTGAGCGCCCCGGCTTTGCCGAAGGGTTCACCAAGGGCCTGACCGAATCCGAGCGCCCGCTGGGCCCCGGCGGCATCCTGCTGCGCGCGGCCGACGCCCTGACTGGTGGCTTTGCCCAAGAGCGCTTCAACAAGGCAAACCAGTCTGTCCTGGACGACAAGACCGACCCGGCGCTGGCGGGCGAGTTCGCCAAGCCCGCGGCACCGAAGCCCAAGACCCCAGTGTTGCAGCCGCGCACCGACACGATCAGCCCGACTGGCGGGGTGGTTGACGCACTGGCTGGGGTGCCAGCCAACACGGCGCGATCGCTGGGATCGACGGCCCTGAACTTCGGCGCCCTGGCCGCCGAGCTGGGCCTGACCATCCAATCCCCCGAGCAGTTCCGCGCTGGCGCCGCCAAGCTGGACAAGGCCAAGGCCCGCACCGGCCTGAGCGTGTCCGACGAGCCGCTGGCGCGTACCGGCACCGCGCTGGACGCCCTGATCCCGAGCGCCAAGACCTTGGCCGACTACGCCCCGGAAGGCATCAAGCAGCTGGGCATGATGGCCGTGATGGGGCCCAGCGCCATCATTGCCGACGCTGGCGCGCGCGGGGTCAACCAGGCGCGCGAGGAGGGGCTGGGCATTGTCCCGTCCGTGCTGTACGGCGCCGGGCAAGCGGCATCTGAGGGCGTGCCGGAGGCGTTCTCCGCCAAGTTCGCCATTGAGGCGGCCAAGCGCATTCCGCTGGCCCAGGCCCTGCGCGGCGACGCCAGGGCCGTGACCACCGCATTCCAGCAGACCGCGCAATCCATGGGCGTTGAGCTGGGATCGGAGCAGGTTTCCGCGCTGGGCAACTGGGTGGTGGACAAGATCGCCGCCGACCCGACTGCAACCCCGGACCGCCTGGTGGCCGACATGAAGGAAGCTGTGAAAGCGACCATCGTGCAGGGCCCGACCATGCTGGCCGGCGCGAAATTGATGCAGGCCGCGACGACTGGGCTGGCCCAGCGCCCCGAAGACCAAGCCGCCCGCGAACTGGCCCGCGAGCTCGAGCGCGGCAATTTGCCGCCCGGCACCGTCGAGACGCTGAACCCCAACCTGTCGCAGCCCGCCATTACCCCGAAGACGCTGGCCGGCCTGACCGAGATCGGCGCTGCCGCATCAGTAGACGAAGCCATCATCGCCGCAGCGCGCGCCACAACCCCGCAAGCCCAGGCCGTGGACAACATTGGCCGCCTACTTGGAGACTCTGCCAATGTCAGCCAGCCTGGCAACATTCCCCCCGTGGATTCAGGAGCCGCTGGAGCTGGGGCACCTGAGCCCGGAATCCGCGTGGAAGCTGGAGTGGGAGCTTCTGGTGCTGCAGGGCCAGCCCTGGACGCCCGGGGTGTACGAGATCAACCAGCTGGTGGCGCTGCACCACTGGCAACCGGACGCGGCGCCGAACTGACGCCGGACATCGCGGAAACCACCCGGCAGATTCAAAAGCTCGAGCGCGCGCCGGAATCAAAACCCGGTCAAGAAACCCGCAGCGAGCCCGCCAGCGTGTGGTTTGGCCGCCGCGGCGACGGCTACCAGACCCCGGAAGACGCGCAAAGCGCACTCCCCACCCGGACCCGCATCAGCCCGGAACTGGACTGGCGCGTGGAGCAGATGCCCACCGGCCGCTACCGGCTGGCGGGGTACGACACCGAAACCCGGGCGCCGACGTTCACCGTGCGGATGAACCCGACCGGCACCGCCACCGTACTGGGCAACCCCAAAGCCATCGCCGCCAAGCTGGCCGAGGCCGGAATCACCAAAGTGCTGCCCAACCGCGACGGCGTGACCGTAGCCACCAGCCAAGCACAGGCGGCGGCGCAATTCCTTGGGGGTGGAGAGGCTGTAGCCCGCACGGATGCTGCATCGGCTGCTATCAAACCTGTAGCGCCGCCCGCCAATCCGCCAACGCAGGCACGAGCTGGGCTGCCGGCTGAAGGGGCTGGGGTATCCCGGCCGGCGCCTGCCGCGGCACCCGAACAGGTCGGCCCCTACGGGCGTGACCTGACCCCCATCGCTCAGGGCGGCAAGCCCTTCAAGACCAAGAAAGCCGCTGAC